GTTGTACTTCGGAGCCCTGCGGGGCTCCAATACATTAAAAAATAAGTTAGAACAGTTAATATTTTAGATAAGAATATAATAAAATAACGTGAAATATAAAACCAACCATGGACAAATTTTAAATTATACTTTTTTTCTTCTTTCTTTGGGATATCGAATAAAATCCGGATCTAGAAAATCCAACATATCTATCAGCCCATGTTGCAATGCACTCAATCTCTCACTAGCTTCAAACACATTTGACGAAACTTTTTTCATTTCATCGGTTAACATTTCTATCAGAGGATCGTGCAAGTCAAATTCACTACTTAAGTATTCGCCAAACCCCATACACGAGACTTTCCCGTCAATACTTTTCAACATTCTCTCGCCAATGGCTCTTTGCTCACCAGCAAAAACCATTAGAACAGGATTAAATCTATCAGTTTGAAGCGTTGAAGAAATATATCTCTGTATCAAGGACAATTCTCTTGTCTTTTCGCTACTTCCCAGATCGATGTATTGAATATCAATACGCACTGCCTCAGCCCAAGCAAAGTACTGAGAAAACAAGAACACAGTGTTATTTATAGCATAATGTTTTTGTCTTTCACTGCCTAGTAAGTAATACACCTCAAAGAAATTCATGTTCAAAATATTATAAACTCTACTTTGAAGATCAAAGGCGGCATTTAACAAAGGCTCTTTATAAATACCACTCCTAAATTCACTGTCTAATCTTTTCATCTCTAATAATTTAAAACTTTCGAAATCTCTATTAGATTTAGAGATTCTAAATTGCGCCCACACAGCAAGCAAACCAGAAAAAAGGGCAATTATAGAGGTCGCTATAGATACCATATATCAGTCTCCAATCTTACACATAGTCCATGATAGAAAAATAATTTTCATGCTGTAATTAATTATGATGCATCATTGCAATAGTAATATATGAAAAATTAATTGAAAAAAAATTTTATTATTAATGATTGATAAAAATAATTTAACCTCATCAATATGACAATGATCTGCATGTATTTTCATACCACTATTTAAATGAATAATCAAAGCATAAAAATACAGCCAATTTAAAATTTAAACATACACCTCAAAAAAAAAAAAAATAGAATCTAGAGTAACAAATTGAATTACGTATCATATAATAATAAAAAATGATATTAAAAATCAACAAAGGAATTGAAAAATAGATTCGATGATTTAAAGCCGTCGTTAGACGGCATGCAATGACAATATATTTAACTGCGGTATTTATTCTCTATAATTAACATTACTGTAGAAATCGTTAAGATTTAATATGGCACGGCGAATAGAACGATAGTCATTTTTAGGTACGTCTGTATATATAATATTACCATCGAAATCTTCCTCTGCTATAACTCCTCTCGGCTTGTAAATAGTACTTAACAAATCAACATAACAGCCGTAATCGATAGAGTAAACGTTATATCTTTTGCCTACAATATCCTGTGCTGAAGCACCTTGCTTAATTATATGAAGAACTCTGTTATCAAATAAAAAGTCTATTAAAGGATCCCTTTTATTAGATTCAAGCATAAAAGCCTTTGCCGAACGGCCCTTAATTACATCATCAATGATCCAATTTAATAAATCTGATGCATGCTCCATGCTTTCTATTGTATTCTTCTTAGCTCGAATGAAGCAGTCTTTAGCAGATCTTCGTATAGTAGGTATCGATATTTTATCTCTTTCAGATTTTAATGCACACTCCGATATTATGCTTAAAGCATCTCGCGCTACTCCTTCACATGACATAGCAAATTCACTTGCTGCATTTTCCTGAGTAAAAGCTTGAGACACAAACCTTTTCGTTGTTTTAGGAATAGATCCGTTATCATCAAAGGCCATGGCATGTCTATGTACAAGATTAATGAAAAAATTCTTCGCTTTATTGGCATCATTATCAAATACCATAAACTCATCTAGACTTATATGGCTGCTTGCATCAGCACCTAACTCTATCCCAAGTGTGTATCCGCTAGATAGTAATTTTTGGAATCTACTTCTATTTTCAATCGCACCAATTTTTACAATTATACTATGATGTGAGAAAAAAGCCCTCTTCATTACATCAGCAAGATATGGTTGGAGATCCAATGGTATCTCTGCCCATTCATCAATTAATAGCCATAGTTTTCTCTTACCAAGAGACGAATTTATTTTTCTCGTGGCTCTAGCAATATCAGGATATACAATGTGAAATTCCTCTTTACCTGTTATTTCAAATGTTTCTTTTTTCATTAGGGCATCGACCAGCTCTTGTGACATAGCCCCACTAGCAACCAATGCGTCAAATTGAACTTTTAAATCACCTGATAATTTATTAGTTTGAGTTGAACTAGATGATACTTCAGATGACTTTTTTATATCACCAGTGATCTTTGTCTTCGACGCAGAGTCTATAAATTCATCCAAACCAGATATCAAATCCGTAACGTTAATATCAATATCATCTGGCAGTGCAAACGCCTCGTTCTTAACATGCTCATGAATAGCTTGCAATGTATCAATAATCAGCGTCATGGCTCGTTGCGATTCTGGAACATCAACCTCAGAGTACAAACCCCCGTTCGATCCTATATTTCTAAGATCTATATAAACAGCTAAATCTCCAGACTCTTTGACCTGTTCAGCCATATATCTAAGCAGGTGAGTTTTACCCGTCCCCCTACGCCCAAAAATAACTGAATTTTCCTTGACTGTGACAGCATCGAATAACGTCCCTGTATCGACAAAGGACTCTATTATATATTGCCCCTCTAATTTTTCAGCTCGTTTTGCAATCTGCCGCAGCACTTTATTTATATCTACCGAACTCATTATCAATAACCTTAAGGTGAGTAACCCACCAGTTAAATAATTTCAATTGCAATCATTTTAATTCAATCGATAATAACACCAATAATGGCTTCAATTTTACTTCATAAGAGGTGGGTTATCTACATTTATGATTGGATAGTCTTTAATTATTAATACCGTAAAATAAAATTATACTTTAATATCTCACATGCTGAAAGCAATGACGTCAATAAAATACAATAAATAAATCACTTATAGTGATAGTTATCATGCGGCCCTATAGAAACCTCTTGCCAATCTCAGCGCTAATTCTCTGACAAGAAGCAATTTGATGCTGTAAAATGCCGACTGGTAATATGAGCATCAATAAGCTTATCCTCTTCCCCGTATGTGTTACCCCCGTAGCTGGCTGTCAGGCCGCATAAGGCCGCCATAAAACAATTCCATCGAAGCGACAAGATAGACTTCTTGCTCCAGTACCGGCACTTTACTGATGCCGGTTACCACATGCTGACCTATGATTTCCACAAGCATGGTCAAAGCGGCATCGCCAAAATAAGATTTGCGTCATTAGTCAATGGAAACGTCAAACGTTTCGTGGAATCCCCATCCGCGCTTAAGCAAGACGGTGGGGTGGTGTTGAGCTAATGATCGAGCGATGATGGTCAAATTACAGAAGCTCATGTAGCAACTCCGTAATGCCGCGGCAATCGAAACCCACGCAAGGCGCAGAGCACTTTCGAGACGCTCAGGGCAAAATATTATTTCTGGACCAAACGCTTCGAAAATGGCTGCAACTAGATTCGGCCTCCCCCTGAAAAGGTGTTGGCGTATCTGTCAAATATATGGAATAAGCACCTAGGACCAAGAACTGCCTGCCGCAGTGCTAGATAGGCCGCAATTCGTCGGCCTGGAATTAGTACCAGCCGGGTGAGAAAATAGTCGGTGGGCAATAGAGACAAGATTTTCCCCGTGTCGCAGAAACAAAAAAACCGCCTCTCGGCGGTCTACGACATTACTACTTATTGCTTTGATTATTCGGTATTTTTATTCCCTGGTACCCGGGGCGGGACTTGAACCCGCACAGCCATAAGCCGAGGGATTTTAAAAAGCTAGGATATGCTTTTCATTTCAATAAGTTAAGATTAATCAGTAGGTTAAAAATGCGCATCGTTGAGCATTATGACGCGTTGTGCGCTTCTGCTGCCATTAATTCGGGCCCGTTCTCGCCAGAAATTTTATCAAATGGATTCAGCGTCAAAGCTGCTTCAAGGTGATCGGGGGCGAAATGTGCATATCGCATTGTCATCATAATCGTGCTGTGACCGAGTATCTGTTGAAGCACCAAAATGTTGCCGCCACCCATCATGAAATGGCTTGCGAACGTGTGCCGCAGGACGTGAGTACGCTGACCCGTTGGTAGCTCGATACCCGCCCGCTTAAGCGCGTGCTTAAACGCATCATATGATGTGCTGAAAAGTGCACCGCGTGTTTTCGGCAGCAAATCCTGCAACCGTTTTGATATTGGAACTGTTCTGTTTTTATTGCTTTTCGTGTTGATGAAAGACACGCGGCCAGGCAGAACCTGAGATTGCCGCATTGATTCAGCTTCACCCCAGCGCGCACCGGTTGCCAAACAGAGACGAACAATAATACCCAGGCTCTTATTATCCGAATCATCACAGGCTACCAGCAGGCGCTTAATTTCGTCCGGGTAAAGGAAAGATAACTCCTGATCTCCCTCCTTGAATTGGCGAATGCCATCCAGGGGATTATTGCCTTCCCATTCCCCCAATCGCTTCAACTCGGAAAACACTGCGTGCAGGTATGATTGCTCTCGGTTTACCGTTGCCTCTTTAATGGCCTTACGCCCCTTTGCCAGCCACTCACCAGCAAGCCGGCGTTCACGGTATACAGCAAACATATTCTTATCGACTTCATGCGCCAACGGATCGCCAAGGCGTTCGCAGATAGCCTGGAGCTTCGAAAGCCGAGACTCACCGGACGTCAACGTTTTGCCGTGCATGTCATACCAGCGCTGGATCAGATCGGCCAATTTGACCGCGCCATCACCAACTTCAACAGCTTTCTTATTTGCCAAAAGGCGGCGCTCGTAGGAAAGCGCCTCCCCTTTGGTGGCAAACTGCTTTCTAATGCGCTTTCCATCACGCCCGTAAGGGAAGCACTGGCATAACCATTTGCCTGATGGAAGTTTGCTAACTGCCATTAGTATTTACCCATTTCATCATGATCATGAGCATCATCGCTGTCGATTTAACGGTTTGGTTAGCGAACATCTTTTCATTTTCCGCTTTCTTCGGTTCTGGCTTAAAAGCGGAATCTAATTGTTTTACTAACTCAGCCGCATAAGGCTTGAAGTCATCAACCGATTTAATTCTTCGGCTTATGTCATCCGATAATAATTTTTTGCTGTATAGGCCTGCAATAAAGTCAGCACAGGTTGCCAGCTTATTTTGCTGTGATGCCTTTTGCCACGTGAGAGCGTTAGCCTCATGTAGTGTTCCACCTTGATACCAGCTGTTAGCAAGTGCGGAATTTGAACCAATAGCCATAATTGCTGCAAAAACAAAAAAACCATATTTAAAAAAACATGCTATCCGAGCATTAAATAATTTCATTGTCCCTCTACCTTTTTATTTGGTTTTGAATGCGCGAACGAATCGCCAACCGCCTGTATATTTAACCGTGCCGAGTCATCCATTGCTCGATAGTTATCAACTAGCTTTTGTTCTTCTGTTGATATATTTGATTCGGGGGTTTTTACCCCGGTCAATATATAGGCGACATCTATCCCAAAATGGCTGTTAAGCAACGCAAGAGTAACCGCGTCGGGCATGGTTTCCCCTCTCTCATATTTACCCCAGGTGCGGGTAGATATGCCAAATGTGGAGGCGATGGACTCTTGGCTGTTACCTGATTTTTCCCTTTCTTCGCGCAGACGGCTACCGATCAGGAACAATAATTCCTCTTTCCCGGTTGACATAGGAACATTTCTTCCTTAGATTGTGTTGTACAGGAACTTAGTGGATCACAATATAACACTATGAAACAAGCCAATCATGCGCCGCGCTCACGTTTGCCTGGCGGAATTGCTGCAAAAAACCCGATCCCTATGCGCTTATCAGATGCAGAGCGCGCGGAGCTGGAAGCCATCGCAGCAAAAGAAAGTCGTTCGATTTCAAGCATGGCGCGCCTGGTGTATCTGCGCGGCATTGAATCCATCCAGGCGGAATGACGGGGTAAATCATGGCGAACACCACGATAAACATCACCGTTCCTACAGGTTATGTCGCTCTGGAAGCATACGCCGAAATGACGAAAATCCCGATCGGCACTTGCCGGCGGATGGTTAGGGATGGCCGGATAATCATTCGTCCGAAAGCGAACCCAAAGGACAAGATCGAGGTAAACCTTGTCGCCATGCTGAAAGACGCAATAGCCAACAGTTGAGGCAGAAACATGCAACCAATTGAACACGCTATAACCAAAATAAGCCGCAATTCTTCACGCTATCGCGGCTTTGTTATCACGTATCGTCCGCGCACTATCGTTAACCCAATAGCCAGATATGAAGTAAGCCAAGGCGATCAGTCTTATGGCTTATTCGATGCGCAAGCACAGGCGACCGGCTATATCGACCAACTTTACTCACAGCACCAGGCGGCAGCATGAAACAGGCATACATCACATTAGTGGGCGACCTTCTGGCGCAGTACCACGCCAAAGCCAACAACATCAACGCCGCCACGGCGATCGCGCCAGCTGTACGCGCTGTTTCACTGAACGATTACGCATTCCGCCTATGCATCGGCCTAACTGGCCTGCTGAGTACAGCAGAAGCCGCCGGCCACGCCCCTGACGCCGCCGTTATCGACAGTCTGATCATTCGCTGCAACAACGGCGATATTCCTCAACCTGGTATGTAAGGGATTAAGCATGGATATCAGAGAGATTTGGCTTAAGGCCGCCGACAGTCTGGTCGCGGAGTATTTCAAACCGGATGAAAATGACGGTTTTGATGCCGTGACCATACTTGCCGCGCTCAACAACACGGCGGATGCACTCTATAACATCGATCACAAGCTTTCCCTGTTCATTTCTGAGAAAACCCGCGCTTGGTACTACAACGGCATGAAAAGCCAGGTCAATTTTTACGATGCATGGGTACGGCGACCAGCGAAACAATCGTAGCCGGGAAAGCCCGGCCCTATCTGAGAGCACACCCTCCCATCAACGTGTGGGGGATTGGCGTCCGGGGTGTGCTCCCAGATAGGCAATGAAATCCGGTTGCGTCCTTACAAAAGAATGGGCTGCTTAGATCGGGCGATTACCTTCCCATGCGCCGGGCATGGCTAAAACCCGGCATATATTTCAGTGGGCACATTCAGCGCTTACTGAAATATATCCACCACCCGAAATAAAAAAATGCCGCCTTTTTGGTGGCGGGTTTCCTACATCCTGAATTCAGGGGGTTTTTATGAACGAAGCCGAATTAATGAAGTTGCTTGCGGATGCCCGCTGCGTTTCACGGCTGCAACTTCTGGAGTTGTTGAGCACGAGGATTGAACGCCTTGAGGCCGACAACGCCACCCGCGATCAAATCCTTTCCATGCTGAAAAGCTGGATTTCCGCCCGCCAAAAGATCAGCACTCAACAAGAAGGTGCCGCGAAATGAACACCTTCATTGCTGTAATCGCAGTCTGGTTTGTCCTCGCCTTTGCGGTCGTGGGCTGGTTCGCATACCGCCAGTGCAAATGCTGCCGGGAGTTTAATCAACAGTGCATGCCGCCTGAATTGCGCAATTACGACTAAGGACGCCCAATGGCCGATCAAATCGACATGGCACAGGAACGGCATCAGCTAATCCTTGACGCCCAAATCAAAAACGCCCGCCCGCAACCTTGCGGGCCTTCTGCATTTCACTACGAAGAATGCGGAGCACCCATCCCTGAGCAGCGTCGCCGCCTGATTCATGGCGTCAGCACCTGCGTGCACTGCCAGGCCACCAGAGAAGCAAAATCACGCCATTTCAAGGGGTAAAACATGACACCACAACAGCAAGCGCAGCAATGTTTGAACAGAAATTGTCTGGTTTTGGATACGGAAACCACGGGCCTTGACGATAAAGCCGAGATCATTGAGATAGCCATCATTGACGCCACCGGCAAGACACTGCTGAACACGCTTGTCAGGCCGTCAAAACCTATCCCGGCAGAAGCTACCGCGATCCATGGAATCACTGATGAAATGGTAAAGGATGCCCCAACATGGCCGGAGGTCAGCCCTCAGCTGTGCAGCTTAATCAGTGGAAAAACTATTGCGATTTACAATGCTGAATATGATATCCGTCTGCTTGAGCAAACGGATCGCATCTGGAAGGTAACGCCGAAAATTAGCGTAATGCCACAGCTCGTATGTGCCATGCATGAGTATGCCGAGTTTTACGGCCAGAAAAGCGAGCGCGGCGGGTACAAATGGCAGAAGTTAACCGCCGCCGCTGAACAGCAAGGCGTCATTATTGAAGGAACGCCGCATCGCGCCCTTTCAGACTGCCTGACCACTCTCGGCGTGATTAAGGCAATGGCGGCCGGAAGTGATCGCCTCGCATCGCACGGAATTACGGCACAGAAAGCTGTCGATATCCTTAACAGGTTATTGCAGGTAGACCACGCCGCGATTACAGCACTGGTCAATAACCGTGTCTTTTGCTCTGAGAAATTGGCTAAAGAAACATCGGTTGGCTTTTATGATGGCCACTACCTCATAGGCATGGTGGGCATCATCAATGCTTTGGTTGCGCCCGACACCATCGGGGCAATTTATGACGGCATGGTGCTGATCGGCTTCGAGATTGTCGATTCCAGCGTCGAAGGCGGTGACATATGAACCGCCCAGCCCTGAAATGGCTGGGCAGCAAGGCCAGCATAATAGACACGCTGCGCCAGCACCTGCCAGCCGGAAAGCGGCTGGTTGAACCGTTCGTCGGCAGTGGCGCGGTGTTTCTCAACACCGACTATGAAAGCTATCTGCTGTGCGATATCAACAGCGATCTGATCAACTTCCACAACGTCGCCAAAAACCTGCCGGACGTCCTGATCCGCGAAGCGCGCAACCTGTTCACGGAGCACGCCAGCGAAGCCGGATATTACGCTGTACGCGCCGATTTCAATCTGCGTTGCGACAGTAATTTCCTGTACCGCGCCGCGCAGTTTCTTTACCTGAATCGCCACGGCTTCAATGGCGTTTGCCGCTACAACCTGCGCGGCGAGTTTAATGTGCCGTTCGGTCATCGAAAAGCCCCCTATTTCCCCGAAGACGAGATCCGAGCCTTCTCTGAGAAGGCGCAGGCCACAAAGGCGATTTTCCTGTGCTGCGCATTCCAGGAAGCGATCAGGATGGCAGAGGCCGGCGACGTGATTTATTGCGATCCGCCCTACATCCCGGCCAGCGCTACCGCCAATTTCACCAGCTACCACACTGAAGGCTTTACCAGCGAACAGCAGAGAAAGCTGGCGCGCATGCTGCGCATTGCGGCAAAACGCGGCCGCCACGTCGTAGCCTCGAACAGCGAAACCGACGCCGCGCGGGCGCTGTACTCCGATTTCACCATCACCACCGCCACCGCACGCCGTTCTGTCAGCGCCAAAGCTGCCAGCCGCGCAACAGCTGGCGAGATCATCGCAACTCTGGAGGCCGTCAATGCTTAAAGATTATTTACGACATATCGGCAACTCATTGTTTTTCATGTACCAAGAGCCGTTTAGTCATGATTGGGATACACACCTAACTCGGCTAATGGATGAAGGTGAAGTCATTTCAGCAGATCGATATCGCTTAACGTTTTTCCTGCATGACCAGCACTACGCCGTATGGGTAGGTAATCGCTGGTACAGCTACGGCCATTTGTATGAGGTGAATGGCCAATCCGCTCCAAGAGAATTTCAGTACCGCCCACGCTTTAGCACGATGTGCCGTGCCGGCTTAATCAGCTGCATAGGTACCATCAAATCCATAAATTCCAAAGAGAAATCATGGGGGAGGAATAGCATGAAAAGGCATCAGCTTAAGATTCTGCCGGAGCATTTCGCGACCGTGGTCAGCGGCGAGAAAAAAGCGGAGTTTCGCATCAACGATCGGGATTACGCCGCCGGCGATCTGCTGTGTTTGTCCGAGTATGGATGGCTGAAGGATTGCGACGGACTAGAAGGGTTTTCGGGGCAATTCATTTGGGTGCGGATCACCCATGTCACTGATTTGCACCCGTGGAAACCGGGTTACGTGATGTTGAGTATCGAGAGAGGGCCATTCAAATCATGAATATACATCCGTGGACAATACTATCCGGCAAGATGGCCGAACAATTTCCGCCGAGACCATCAGCGCGAGTGACATGGTGGACAAAAGAGAGAGTTGCAGAGCTTCGCCGATTGGCTCCAAATCACACCATTGCTGAAATGTCTCTCATTATGGGGGCGAGTACTACAGTAATACGCAGTAAAGCGGAGTACGAGGGGATCCTATTTAAAAAGGTGAGGCATCACATCCCTAAGGAACAAGCTAGATCCATTCTACGCAAATACGCGGGAAAATTAAGCGCAGCAGAGATCGGCGAATTATTTGGCTTAAGCACCAAAACGATATACCGCCTCGCACAAAATACAGGCATTTCATTACAGCGTTACGGTGATAACCACCACTCTGCCAAAGTATCAAGCAATGATGTTGAACTGTGCCGCGCTCTTTACGAAGAGGGTGTGCCAGTCACAATCATTGCTGAAAAAATGGAGCTTCCAAAGCGTTACGTTAGCCAGGTCATTCGTTTCTATGGACGAAAAAGAGACCTGCAATAGTGACTCATAGACTCCGCGGCCGCCACCAACCATCACCGCCGTTGCCATATCCTGGCAGCGGCGCGCCTGCTTTTGAATGGGCCTTTCCGTGGAACGCTCCACGGCCGGCGATCGAGCCACCTGTAGACCTGCTGGCCGAAAGCCAGAAACAGACCGAAGAACAGATCGCCGCCACCCTGCGCGCGCATCATCTGCTTGAGCAGCAGCCGCAACTGATACAGCGCGATGTGCGTTACCACATCAGCCAGCTGGAAGAATCCCAGGGCATCCGCCGGGGCAATGCGTACTTGACGAAAAACTTTGTCGAGCGCGTATTGCCACGGCTTGATCTCGTCAACGAGAAATACCGCATTCCAGAAAATAACATCGACGCCGATCTGTGCCAGCGGTTCAATCGGTTGCCAGATACCAGCCGCGCCGACGTCGAGCTGTTGGCCAAGGATATCGCGATCACCATCAAGCGCGAGTTAAGCGTTATCGATGATGATTCCGGCAGTGCTTCAGAGTTCCTGAGCGTGTTGGAGCTATACCTGGGCGCTGCCGCCCTGACCCGCCGATTCAAACAGACCCCGCCGCTGTGGGATGCCTATCAGTCTGACAGCGAAAAAATGACGGTCGAGAATACCGGGCCGGCGGTGCGGCGTATGCTGTCAGAAAACTGGTGGCTGCGCCGCCTACGCCGGCATGCTGACCGATGGAAAGAGCACTTGCATATCGCGATCGGCCACGTCAGCAAGAAGGCGACGCCATACGCCAGCCGGCCCACCGTCGGAGACTGGCGGGAGCAGAAGCGGCGCACGCGAGAATTTCTCAAGTCGATGGAACTGGAAGACGACGAGGGCAACCGCATTTCGCTGATCGACAAATACGATCACAGCGTGGCGAACCCGGCGATCCGCCGTTGCGAGCTGATGGCGCGCATCCGCGGCTTTGAGAATATCTGTAATGAAATGGGCTTTGTGGGAGAGTTTTACACCCTGACGGCCCCTTCTCGCTTCCACGCCACCAACAAGCACGGCCACCGCAATAAAAAATGGCGCGGAGCCAGTCCGGACGAAACGCAGCGCTACCTGCGCGGCGTCTGGGAGCGCGCCCGCGCCAAGCTGCACCGCGAAGACATTCGAATTTTTGGGATCCGTGTGGCCGAGCCGCATGCCGACGGTACGCCGCATTGGCATATGTTGCTGTTCATGCGTCCTGAAGCTGTGGAACAGGTGCGCAGTATTCTGCGCAGCTACGCCTGCGAGGAAGACGCCGGCGAGCTGTACAGCGAGCGCACCAGAAAGGCCCGTTTCCACGCTGAAGCCATCGACCCGGAGAAAGGCAGCGCCACCGGTTACATCGCTAAATACATCAGCAAAAACATCGACGGTTACGCGCTGGACGGTGAGCTTGACGACGACAGCGGCAAAGAGCTGAAGGAAGTCGCCCCGGCCGTGTCTGCCTGGGCGGCCCGCTGGCGTATTCGTCAGTTTCAGTTTATCGGCGGCGCGCCGGTAACGGTTTACCGTGAGTTGCGCCGCATGGCCGATCATGAAACCGCCGTCGGCCTCAGCGTCGAATTCGCTGCCGTACACGATGCCGCCGACTGCGGGAAGTGGGCGGAGTACGTCAACGCCCAGGGCGGGCCGTTTGTCCGCCGCGATGATCTGGTCGTGCGCACCTACTACGAGCCGGCAGAAACACCGAACGATTACGGCGAAGACGTGATCCGGATCCGTGGGGTGTTCTCTCCGCCGGTCGGCATCGACACGCCAATCATCACCCGCACGACAGAATGGAAGTTTGTGCCGGCGCGTGCCGTTGACCTGGCCGTTGACCTTAAGGGCGCGCCTGCGCCCTCTCGGAGTTCTGTCAATAACTGTACGGCATCGCCGGAAAGGTTAAAAACCAAGCAGCCACCGGAGCCGCCGCCACCACCTGAAAACCTCAATTTTGAGCAATTAACCGACAAAGAACGGCGGTTGTTGCTCCGGCGGATACGCGGCACATCGCCAGAACGAGTGAAAAACCCATACGCGGCCGTCGCCGAGGGCTTCGCCTTGCCTGATGAGGGGGATTATCTGCCACCAATCCGGGCAAAACAGCCAGATCCAGACAGCCTGGCACGCTGGCGCGAACAGATTCACCAGGAGCAGCAGCAGCGTGCGCTGGCATATTTCTACCTGGGCGACATTCAGGATGCGACAGCTGACAGACCGGCGGGCGCGAACGAGGGGATCGGCACGCTCCGCCGGCCACTCAGTCCACAGGAACGCCGGATAGAAAGCTTCGCTGAGTCGATAGGCTTCAGCCTGGACGCCAGCATTTTGAAGGCGGCGGCCAAAGGGGCGACGGTGATCGTTGACGGCAAGCGATATAGAGCGCGGGCTGACGGTTGCTTGTACCTGCAACCGACACCAGCAGCCACACCAAGCGCGCTGACTCGCCTTACTGCGCTATGGAAACGGCAGGTATCCGAGAAGGAAAGGCTTGTCGGCAATCATTTGAGAAGAGAAGCGGCAAAACAACAGGAATCGGAGGAATAGCATGACCACATCAGCAGAACGTAAACGCAGCCAGCGCCAGCGCGACAAGGCCAACGGCATCACCACGATAACCCTGCGTGTCGATAGCCAGGAAATGGCGATGATCCTGGAAGGTTGCCAGCAGCGCCGGATCGCGAGGGAGCCTTACGAGGTGACGGAATACCTGATCGGCCTCATACGGCAAGACAACAAGCTGTTGCATAAACAGCTGGCCGAGCTGCGTAAAAGTAGCTGTGGGAAATGCGGCGATACGTTGCCAGGCGAGCCGGGTGGGTGCTGTATGCAAGGCGACACGCAATGTTGGCAGACCACCGGCTACAAAAAGCTGATGTTAACTACCTTGTAGAAATCATCCCGACCTTTCTCGTGATGTCGCTCGCGGAAATTAAAATTGTGGTGGTTGACAAATCTTGGATTTTGCACCAACATCTTGATTGACAAATCCGTGAAATTGCACCAATAGAGAAAACAAGAATGCCAAATTACCGATTACCCTGGGAATTCACCCCGCAGTTAAGTGAAGAACGCCTTACCATCGTCGCTAAAGAGCTCTTAAAGGTTCTTGATCAGACGTTTGAACTACTGTCAACATCCCTTGACGACAATTATACCCGGGGTACGTGCACTTTCGGGCGGCAGAAAAATCGAGTTATCGAACTGTGTATGGAGGGTGGTTATAGTTGGCTCAAACTCACCAACCCAGGAATGGATGTTACATTCGAAATCGAAGGGGTTCCGATCAGATTTTTCGCGGATGACCCAGTAAACCCTAAGAAGCCTGGCTTCTTCAGAAGAAACCAAGTGGATCAGCTTTTTGCACCAGTCGACACAATTCCAACTGTATGGCGTTTTGTTGTAGAAAAACCAGAGTTTGAAGGTGAAGGTGCAAGGATTCACTTTGTTGGTTTCAATCAGTTGGAAGAGGTTCTTTCATTGTGGACATATGGTGATGAGCGGACGACTGTGCTGCACTCCACAGACGACACGCCACCAAAACCTGTGTCTATCGAACTGGATGATATCAGCCCATCAGTACCTGATAAATCCGCCGATAAAAAGCTTAACAACGGGTAATAGTAGGTGAAAAGTGTTTAACGGTTCTAATTTGCGGTTAGCTCGTCTGTTTAACGAGCTATCCCTCGAGCAAGTGGCTGAGCGGGTCGAGAAGACCCGCCAATATATTCAGCGGCTGGAGACCGGCATTGCTGTACCCACAATTGAACTTGCCAATGAGTTAGCTACCGTGTTGAAGGTTAAACCTGCTTTTTTCGAAGATGGTATGCAACCCCACCTCAATGAGGAGATTGTCCATTTTAGAAAACGCAGTTCAACCCGTGTAGTGACTAAATTGGCAACACTTGCAAAAGCAGAACTGTACAGACGGTTAATTGATGTTTTTGAAGAAAACTTAAATTTGCCGCCTGTAAAGTTTAAAGAAATGGAGGCTCATACCCAGGATGAAATCGAGCGTGCTGCGGAAACGTGCCGTTTAGATTGGGGACTAGGTTACGGCCCAATCGATAACATGACGCGGTTGGCTGAAAAAATGGGTGCTTTTGTAACCTCATTTGATTCAGTCAGTGATGAAGTGGACGCTTTATCTGTTCCACTCGAAAGACCGATTATTGTCAGGAATACCGCAAAGAAATCACCTTGCAGACAACGATTCGACATTGCACATGAGGTTGGACATCTCATTCTACATGGAGGGATCTCCACGGGGGATCGCGTTACAGAGTCTGAAGCGAACCGTTTTGCTTCGGCACTGTTATTGCCACGTAGCGCAATGGCTAAATACTTTCCGCGCCCAATTGGCGGGAGGATAGATTGGCATGGATTGAGTGAATTCAAGCTAACTTGGAAAGTCAGTAAAGCGGCGATTATATATCGCGCACACCAACTTTCTTTGTTGAGTGATGCCCAATATAAAACCGCATTTTTTGGCTTGAAGCGTAAAGGTGAGGCAATAGAAGAAAAAGAAGACCATTTGATCGAACACGAAAAACCGCAGCTATTCCATAAAGCTATGAGTGTTTTGTTGAATGATATGGGTATCGACGCATCAGCTTTGGCTAATAAACTCAATATCACTGTTTCAATGTTGTTGGAACTGGCAAACGACCCAACCTTAAACGGTAGTGTTTTTGATGAAGATTCGTCTAATGTAGTGCAACTAAATTTTTATAGGCATCAAGCCATTTAGCATTAAGCATAAACATGCAAAATAATGAATATTAGATTATAACACAGCAATAGCCTTCAAAATTTCATATCCAACCAAAGCGCCTATACGCCACACAGCGAGGCGCTTTTTCTTTGCGCCAATGATCGCACATCAAATCTGATCGCCTCGCAGCGATGCGCAGGTGAATGCAGTGCGGGGTTTGCGGAGGATAGGCAGGAAAAACGATCCCATTCGATCCCCTGTTCCGTGCCGTCCCCCCCGCCCCCACGCTGCATGCTTAACAATTCACTTTTTATGCAGTAGGAAAAAGGCGCTAAAGCCTTGTCTGGTGCGGTTTTGAGGGGTGATTAGGTATGCAATGAACTATGCGGATTGTTGCGCTTAGGATATGCGGCGTTTTTCTGGCAAAGAATCACTTTCGATCTCTGCAAAAACCGCGTTTGCGGGTTGAGTGCCGACATTGAGCATGGCGGGCGACTTGGCGTTATCCTGCCACGTCACATTTTAATTTTCAACAGCCGTGTGACGCGACATTTTAATGAAAAAAAACGCCTGTGACATGTCACAATGGCGCACGGATAAAAAATGCGATATGAATAGCGCCGCATAAGAATGCAAAAACCGCCTTTCGGCGGTTCACATTGCACGCATCAAGCCACTAACTTAATAAGCTAGTAACTTACTGGTCATTCTTGAGCAGTTCATACGGGTTGAAGCTGATCACCTCCTCCCCTACCCAGTCGTTTAGTTCGCAAAGTCGCTCCTGCAACGGGGCCAGCTCATTAATCGCAAATACCCGCGCGGCCTTTTCTACATCTCCGAATCCGCCGGTGTTATTCGGCAAAATCCCCATCAACTGCGGCGGCGTGCGCTGGGACGCCAGCTGATCGTCGCGCGTCACGTTCTTGATGTTCAAAAACTCATCTTTCGCCGCCACCTCGGCCAACGGGATCAGCTGCAAGCCGTCCGGCTTACCGCCTGGCGCATACATGAACAGATTGCGGAAGTTGCCCGGCCCTTTCGATTCCTTCAGCGCTTTGCGCAGGTTGTCGATATCCTCCTGTTTGTGCGCGGCATCGTTCATGTACAGGATAAAGCCGGCATGGCTGCCGTTGAGGTAGTATTTCCGGCGAAACAGCGTTGCGGCCTCGTTCAGCCAAATGGAGTTAAGCGAGGAAAGATACTCGGGAACGCCGTAGATCTCCTGATTAATGTCCGGGTCAAGCAGGTGGAAAATGGTGCCATCTTCAAACTGATGCGGCTCCGCCCACGATTGCACGAACCAATAAGAGTCCGTATTGACGCCACGGCGGGTATATTTCGCCAGGCTGGGAACCAGCTTCATTATCCCGCCGAGGCGGTTATAACGCGACTCCATAAAGCTGTTGCCGAACACCATAAAATCCTGCGCATAGCGGCTGAAATCCTGTTTTGACAGCAGCCGGTGGGGCTTGAACATGCTCACTAAGATGTTGCGCTTCATCGTGATCGGTGAACTGTGATGCACCGCCGCGCGGAACGTCTTCGCCAGGCCGTTGAAAGAGATTGGCGGCTCATACCAGCGATCAACGACGCAGCACTCCAGATAATCCAGAATTTCGCGCCGATCCAGCATCGGGATCGGGTCGCCGAAGGTAAACGCCTCGACGTGTTGCGCGCCAGTCTGTTTCTGTGTCGTTGGCTGGGCGTGCTTGCGGCCCCGGTTGCGCTTGCTCATTTAGTAGATCTCCATAAAACCTGTATTGCTACCGGTTGCCCCTTCGAGCGGTTCATTGAATAAGGCGTGCATGACGGCCCAGGCAACATCGCCGTGGCTGACGCCTTCGGCGCGGCTGGTGACATAGGTTGCCCGGCGGCCGGTGGCCGTCATTTGCTTGCGGATGGACATAAACGCCTGAGCGATATCCAGCGCGCCGGCATCAAACTCCAGGCGGCCGGAACGGATCACGTCGCGGGCCTTCAGCACGAGGTCGGTTTTCATTTCCAGGCTGTAGTTGATGGCGTTCACCGCCGGGAAGAATTGGCGCACCAGTTGCGACACCGCACGGCCCAGGCCGGTGTTGTCGATACCGATATAGCTCACGTTGTAACGTTCGGTCAGCGCCTTGATGTTGCGGGCCTGCGCCGCAAAATCCATCCCGCGCCACTGATGGCGCTCCAGCACCCGGAATTTTCCGCCGGCAACCAGCGGCGGCAGGATGACCGCGCACCCGGCGCTGTCGCCATCCTCAGAACTGGCAGGGTCATAACCGATCCAGACTTCGCGCGACGCTACCGGGCGCAACGCAAACGGCTTGACGTCCGTCCAGTGCTCCCAGCTGTCCACCATGCAGCGCTGCATTTCGCCCATCGGGAATACGGACGATGTATCGTCGATGAAGTTGCACATGAACAGGTTGTCAAAATCTTCATCGCTGTTTTCCTCCCGCAGCTCGTCGAGGTCGAACAGGTCGCAGCCGCCGCGAAACGCATCTTCAATGGTGACGATCTGGCGGAATTGCTTGTCCTCGCAGAGCACGCCGCCGGCCAGACGTTTATAGCTAACGTCAATTTCACGGCGGCGATCCTTGGATTTGCCCTTGTTGAACAGCGTGCCATTCCAGAATGAGTAGGCCTCATGCGTCATGCTCGACGGGGTAGAAAAGTAGGTCGAACGGTAGCGGGTTTGCGACGCCATACCCGATGCGGCGCGGCGCAGTTTCTTGAAGCCAGGGATCCAGAAATATTCATCCAGATAAAGATTGCCGGGCCGGCCCTGGGCGGTGTTGGAGTTGGTGCCGAGGAAATGCAATTCCGCCGCGTTTGGCAGGATGATGGTTTCCCCGCGCAGCTCCACATCGACTTCTTGCGCAAAGGCGGTGATGTAGTTTTTGAACTGGTGCGCCTGTGCCTTGGAGGCGGAAACAAACATCTGATTGCGCCCCGTGTCCAGGGCGTCGATCAGGGCTTCGCGTGCAAAATAGTACGTCGCGCCAATCTGGCGCGATTTCAGGATGTTGCGGATACGAAAATCTTTTGACAGCCCCGCCTCATACCAGCGGCGCTGATAGGCAAACATCTGTTCGAGAAAGATTTCTTTCAGGCGGGCATGCTGTTCGTCGGTGAAAACGTTCTTTTGCGTGCGCCGGCGCGGCCCGGCGTTTCGGCTCTCGATGTTGGGGTTGAGATCGGCCTCATTGCCGCCGCCGTTGTATTTGCCGATGCGCGCGTGCCGCTCCGCCTGGCGCGCCAGCAGATCAATTTCCTTGAGGTCGCGCCCTTCTTTGTCCGGCTTCAGTATCAGTTGGCAATAGCGGGCAGCGGTGGTGATCTGCATCTGATCAAGCGGGCCGTAATCGTCCCACTTGTCGCGGCGTTTCCAACTGTGTACCGTGACGGGATTCTCCCCGATCATTTCGGCGATGCGAGTGACGCGAAGTCCCTGCCAATACAGGTACATGGCCTGACGGCGGGGATCAAGATCGGTGCTGATAGTAATAGCGCTCATGCTTTATCGGCCTGAATTTCAACGTTTCAATACCGAAAGGCTACCTACGCGCCACAACCAACACCCCTAAAGCGCCTTGTGCCATCGACCACACAAAGCCGCCGCGTTGTCCCGTCATCCCGCCCCAGCCAACATAGGCCAAACACGGCCAATACCGGCCCATCTGCTGACTGATCGGGGCTTACCCATGCCAATATCAAAATTTTTCCGCGTCGCCGTTGAAGGCGCGACCAGTGACGGCCGCAAAATCGAACGCCGTCATATCGAAGAAATGGCGGAAACGTTCTCGCCTGCATTCCGCCCGGCGCGCGCCAACCTTGAGCACTACCTGAGCATTTTCCCAAACAGCGACTTTAAGGCCCAGGGCGACGTCGTCGCGTTGAAGGCGCAGGAAATCACCTCCGGCCCACTGAAAGGCAAGCTGGCGCTGCTGGCGCAGGTTGACGCGACGGATGGGCTGGTGAAGCTGAATAACGATCGGCAAAAAATTTACACCAGCATCGAATATTACCCGCAATTTGCCGACACAGGAAAAGCCTACCTGACCGGGCTGGCGTTTACCGACAATCCGGCGTCGCTGGGTAACGAAGCCATGAAATTCACCGCCAACAACCTGGCCGAAACCAGCGGATTGCACTTCGGGGCGATGGAAGAAACCGTGATGGAATTTGACACGCCAGAAACCGAAAAACCGAACCTTCTGACCCACATCAAGGCCATGTTCAGCAAAAAACAGCACTCCGATGACGGCCGTTTTTCCGACGTTCATCAGGCGGTGGAGTTTGTCGCAGAACGCCAGCAGGGGCTTGAAACCAAAATCGAAGCATTTTCCGGCCTGAAAACCACCGTCGAATCGCTGGAAAGCCAGCTGAAAGACGCGAAAACCGAGCTTTCCGAGCTGAAAACCACCCTCAGCACTTCTGACCGTTCTACCCATCGCCGCGACCTGTCTACCGGCAGTGGCGATAGCGTCTTAACCGACTGCTGACGGACTAACGGCGAAAACAGGCACCGCATCGACATAAACGACCGGAACAAGGAACAATCAATGAAACCAAATACCCGCAAGCAATATAAAATGCTGCTGAGCCAGGTTGCGAACCTGAACCACATCGACCCTGAAGACGTAGCCGCAAAATTCACCGTTGATCCGACGGTAACGCAGCGTCTGGAAGACAAGATCCAGGATAGCAGCGGCTTTCTGAAGAAAGTCAACATTATTCCTGTTGACGAACAGAGCGGCTCTAAAGTCGGCCTGGGCATTGACCGACCCATCGCCAGTACGACCAATACCGACGACAAAGAACGTGAACCGATGGATCCAAGCAGCCTGGACGAAGTGGGCTATGTGTGTACCCAGACCAACTTTGACACGGCGCTGAAATATTCCAAGCTGGACGCCTGGGCCAAGTTCAAAGACTTCCAGATCCGTATTCGCAACCAGATCGTCAAGCGTCAGGGACTCGACCGCATCATGATCGGCTGGAACGGCATCAGCCGGGCTAAAACCTCGGATATCACCGTCAATAAGCTGTTGCAGGACGTTAACATCGGTTGGTTGCAGAAAGTCCGCAAGGGAGCGCCAGCGCAGGTGATGGATAAAGTGCTGGGCGAGAATGGCAGCGTCGTATCGGAAAAAATTCGTATCGGTACTGATGGTGACTATCACAACCTGGATGCGCTGGTGATGGATGCCGTCAACGAGCTGATCGCCGCTTGGTATCAGGACGACACCGAACTGGTCGCCGTTGTTGGCCGCTCCCTGCTGGCGGACAAATATTTCCCGCTCGTCAACCAGGAGCAGCCAAATACCGAGTCTTTGGCCGCCGATATCATCATCAGCCAGAAACGGCTGGGCGGCTTGCAGGCGGTACGTGTTCCGTTCTTCCCGGACAACACCATTTTCATCACCCGACTGGATAACCTGTCGATCTACTGGCAAGACGGCACCCGCCGCCGCCACATTATCGACAACCCGAAACGCGACCGCATCGAAAACTACGAGTCCGTCAACGAAGCCTATGTCGTTGAAGACTACGAGGGCGTGGCGCTGATCGAAAATATCCAGATCCTGAAGGCAAAAGCCCCAGCGCCAGCCGGCCAGCAGCCAGTGCAGCAACCAACGGAAAACCCGGAGGGCTAATCCATGAGCAGCCCGGCACGCAGACACAAGCACTACATTGCCGCGCAGCAGTCCGCCTCACTGGATGAGGCGGCCAGCCTGAGCCATCTGGGCAACTACGACCTGCTGCTGTTCAAGATGCAGCAGGATCTGGCGCGGCTGAGCGGCGTCGAGTCCCACGAAACCAAAGCCGAGTTGAAGCGCGGCATGCTGCCTACTTATATGCCGTGGGTGGCCGGAGTACTGCAAAGCGACGCAGGCCGGCAGGATGCGATCCTGATGCGCGTGCTGGTCTGGTTTCTGGATATTGGCAACCTGGAATATGCCCTTGATATCGGCGAGTACGCCATTCGGCACGATCTGGTTGCGCCCGACGGTTTCGACCGCTCGACCAGTTGCCTGCTCGCTGAAGAGATCGCAGCCGCTGCACAGCGCGATCTTTCCGCCGGCCGGCCACTGAACACGGCGCAGCTGCAACGCGCGCAGCAACTGCTGGCAAATCAGGACATGCCCGATCGGGTGAAAGCCCGTCTGTTCAAGTTTGTTGGCTATGCATTGCGACAGGACGGCGACGCCGTGCTGGCACTGGACATGCTGAAAAAAGCCCTGCTGAAAGATGAAAACTCCGGCGTAAAAACGGATATCAAGCAGCTGGAAAAAGTCATTCAGGCAGGAAGTTAACCGAATCGCCCCCGGCGAGGGCGGCACGGGAGCCGCGACAGGTTTAAACCGCATCAACGCTCCTGTCCACCGCCCACCTACAGGAAAACGTATGGTCAGCATCGCAATAGAACCCGCACCAGGCGACAAGAAACCCAGCAACGCGCTGGAAATCGACATCGCCAAGCAGCCGACGCCACCGGCCAGCACCGTCATCAAAAATACGGACTTTTGGCCGGATATCGACCTGAAACAGTACCGCGAAGACATGCGGCAGGACGGCACCATCACCCAGCCGCGTCTGCTTGAGGCGGCGCGGAACGCCATCAACGAAGTCAACGATCGGCTGGCAGGCTGGCGCAAGCAGCAACAGCGCGCGGGCTACAGCGAACTGGAACAGGTTCCCGCCGATCACCTGGACGACGAGAGCACCCGCGCGCAGCTTTATCGCCGCGCCGTGTTCTGCCTGACTCAGGCCAGCGTTACCGAGCGTTTTCGCAGCTTCGACGCCACGGCATCCGGTTCAAAGCGCGCCGACGCTATCGAACCGTCGATCGATGATCTCCGCCGCGATGCAGATTGGGCCATCAATGACCTGCAATCGCTGCCGCGCATGACGGTAGAGCTGATCTGATGAAGGTCTATGCGCACCAGGGCGACACCGTTGATGCGCTGTGCCAGCGCTACTACGGCAAGACGCAGGACGTGACCGAGCAAGTATTGCTGAATAATCCAGGTCTGGCAGACCAGGGGCCGATATTACCGCACGGCTACCCGGTCGACATGCCGGACATTGTTCAATCCGAATCGGTTCAGACCCTGCAACTGTGGGATTAATCCCAGCGCGGGAGGTGGAGAATGAAAATCATGACTGAAAAGATTGCTGCCGGTATCAACTACTGCATTGCCGGCAGTTTATGCACTGGCGGGCTAGTCGACTGGTTTCGCCACGTTGACTGGAATCAGGTTGCGGTGATTGGCGGCTTTCTCCTGGGCCTGATCACCTATCTCACGCAGACCTATTTCGACTGGCGGCGCACGCGGGCCTATGAGAAAGGCGTCAGCGCCGGGATCATTACCGAGCCGCCGGCGAAACGCGGGCTTTTTAATAAGGAAGCCGATTAATGGCAATGTCATCTGCCCTGCGTAAAAAGCTGTTCGGTGCTGCCGGCACTGGCGCGCTGGCGATCGCCACGTTGATGATCCCAGAGCTTGAGGGCGTCAGATTTGAACCCTATCGCGACGTGGCCGGCGTGCTGACCGTATGTTACGGCCATACCGGGGCCGATATCGTGCCGGGCAAGCGCTACACCCAGGCGGAATGCAAGGCAATTCTGGACAAAGACCTGATCCCCTTTGCGCGATCGGTCAATCGTTCGGTAAAAGTGCCGGCGACAGAGTACCAAAAAGCCGCCCTGATCAGTTTCAGCTATAACGTGGGCGTCAGCGCCTTTGAGCGCTCGTCCCTGCTGCGCAAGCTGAACGCCGGCGATTATGCCGGCGCATGCGACGGCCTGCGCCAGTGGATTTATGCCGGCGGTAAGCCGTGGAAAGGCTTAATGAATCGCCGCGATATTGAACACGAGGTCTGCACCTGGGGGCAGAAATGACCCGCCTGACCGCCTGCGCCACGCTGATCGCGCTTTGTGCGCTGGCGTTTCTGGTTTACAGCAATCAGGGGCTGCGCCAGGAACGCGAAACGTTGCAACGCGACAACAAGAGACTGGCCGGCCAGATCGAGTGGCAGAATAAAACACAAATAGCCGTCGCCACTATCGACGAAAACCGAAGCCGAGAGCTGACCGATGCAAAAAATAAAATTGATGATCTGCAACGCGATGTTGATGCTGGCCGCCGCCGGCTGCGCCTCAACGCCTCATGCCCGACCTCCGGCACCGCCGGCATGGTTGATGCAACCGCCGCCCGACTTACTGACGCCGCTCAACGGGATTATTTCACCCTCAGAAAGCGAATAGAAACCGCCAATAGCCAGATCGCCGGGCTGCAAGACTACATTCGCGACGTCTGCCTGACGCAACCGTAGGAGCTGCCATGTTAAAACCAGATTCCCTGCGCGCCGCCCTGGGCGACGCCGTCAATCACATCAGAGAAAACCCTGATTTCCTGCGTATTTTTATTGATAAGGGCGCGATTTACAGCACCTTCGCCCCGTCGCTGTCGTTTGAGTATCAATACACCCTCAACATGATCGTGACCAACTACGCCGACGACGCCAATCTGTTGATCGTCCCTATTCTGCATTGGCTACGCACCAATCAGCCGGACATTATGGCAAACCCAGACAAGCGCGGCGACGGCTTCACCTTCGAGGCGGATTTCTTGAATAACGGGGTGAGGGATATCAGCATTGATCTGAAACTGACGGAGCGCGTGATCGTCAAAGAGGAAAACGGCAAGCTGCACGTCAGCCACGTCGACGAACCGCCACCGCCGCCGAACAACGTCACCGAGTTTGAAATCTGGATGCAGGGCCGGAAGGTGGCAGCATGGGACGCTTAGACGATTTCCAGACGCTGGACGACACCCTTTCTGTCTTGCTCCAACAACTTTCCCCGCAGTCGCGGCGCGTATTCACCCGCCAGGTGGCGAAAGAATTGCGCCAGCGCCAGCAAAAGCATATCCAAGAGCAAAAAAACCCGGACGGATCCCCCTACGTTCCGCGCAAAAACAAGCGCCGGGACAAACAGGGCCGCATCCGCCGCAAGATGTTCACGCGCTTGCGCACCGCGCGCTTTATGAAAACGGAATCCGGCCCCGATGAAGCCGCCGTCACCTTCGCCGCCGGCGTGACGAATTTGTCTGCCGTCCACCATTACGGCCTGCGTGATAAAGTCAGCCGGAACGGCCCGACAGTGCGTTATGAGCGCCGGCAACTGCTTGGCTTTACTGACGATGATATCGAATGGATCAAGGATCTGGCCTTGACCCACATAGCCAAATAACTACATCCCCGCCGACTTGTGCCAGCGATGGCACAAGGTGCATCACATGCCCCCCGCGCCCGCACGCGTCACACTGGCGGTATGAATGCAATCCTCACTGAACTACGCCGCCGCCTGGCTAACATTGTGCGCATCGGCACCGTGTCCGACGTGGATACGGCGAAAGGCCTTTGCCGCGTACTAACCGGCACAAATGAAACCGACTGGCTGAACTGGCTGACGCTGCGCGCCGGCCGGGTGCGCTTCTGGTCGGCCCCATCGGTAGGCGAACAGGTGATCGTATTGAGCATTTTCGGTGAGATGACCACCGGTTTTGTGCTGCCGGCTGTGTTCTCCGATCAGCACCCTGCGCCATCCGCTTCACCTGACGCCGTCCGCATTGATTTTCCCGACGGCGCGGTCATTGAGTACGAGCCGGAAAACAGCACGCTAACGGCGCGCGGCATGAAATACGCCGATATCCAGGCCGCTGAGAAAATCAGCGCCACGTCAAACGTCGTCGTCGTTACCGCCGGCCAGATGATTACGCTGGATGCGCCCGTCGTGGAATGCACCAACAAGCTGATCGCCGGATCGCTGCTGCTGAAATACGGCGGCGAAATGTACGGCAATATCACCCACACCGGCGGAGGCTTTAACTCCAACGGCGTAATCGTCCATCTGCATTATCACGGCAACGTGCAGAACGGCGGCGGCAACACCGGGGGGCCAACATCATGATGTATCTCGGCATGAACCGTAACAGCGGCCAGGCTATCAGCGAGATCGACCACATCCGCCAGTCTGTCAGCGACATTTTGATCACCCCCGTCGGTAGTCGCGTCATGCGCCGCAAATACGGCTCGCAGCTGTCGGCCCTGATCGACCAGCCGCAAAATCCGGCGCTCAAGCTTCAAATGATGGCCGCTGTTTATGGTGCGGTGCTGCGCTGGGAAGACCGCATATCCCTGACCGCCGTCAACATCACATCGAACATGGACGGGGAAATGGTTGTTGACCTGGTCGGTAACCGAACCGATACCGCCGGCCGCGTTCAATTTTCATTACCAATCAGGGGGCAATAATGGCGACGATTGACCTGAGTCAACTACCCCGCCCCAATGTCATTGAAGCGTTGGACTATGAAACGCTCTTTGAAGCGCGCAAGGAACGATTGATCAGCCTGTACCCGGAGGAAGAACGGGAAGCAGTGCGCCGAACGCTGGGCTATGAGTCCGAACCGATCGTCAAAGTCCTGCAAGAATCCGCATACCGTGAAGTGTTGTTGCGCCAGCGCGTCAATGAGGCGGCGCAGGCCGTAATGGTGGCCTACGCCATGAATAGTGACCTCGACCAACTGGCCGCCAACAACGACGTGAAACGATTGGTGATCGATCAGGGTGATCCGGGTGCTGTGCCACCCGTACCGCCAACGATGGAAAGCGATGCCGACCTGCGCCAGCGCGTCCCCGCCGCGTTCGAAGGTATGAGCGTCGCCGGGCCGACCGGTGCCTATGAATTCCATGCGCAGAGCGCTGACGGCAAAGTCGCCGACGCCTCGGCGATCAGCCCTGCGCCGGCAGAAGTCACCATCAGCGTGCTATCCCGCGATGGCGACGGCACGGCATCGCCGGAACTGCTCGCCGCCGTCAGCGCCGCGCTGAATGACGAGGAAGTCCGCCCGGTGGCCGACCGCCTGACCGTGCAGTCTGCAAAAATTGTTAACTATCAAATTGATGCCACGCTCTACGTTTACCCCGGCCCGGCGATTGAGCCGATCATGGCCGATGCCGAACTGCGTCTAAAAAACTACATCAACGAGCAGCGCCGCCTGGGCCGCGATATTCGGCTGTCAGCCATCTATGCCGCCCTGCATACCCAGGGCGTGCAACGTGTTGAACTGGCCGCGCCGCTCGCTGACGTAGTGCTTGATCGTACCCAGGCCGCCAACTGCACCGATTACCACATCAGGATCGGCGGTTCAGATGAATAGCCTGTTACCACCTGGTTCATCGCCGCTTGAGCGGCGCGCGGCGGAGGCGTGCGCGGGCATCAGCGATCTGAACGTCCCGCTGCGTGACCTGTGGAACCCGGCGCGCTGCCCGGTAAAGTTTTTGCCCTATCTGGCATGGGCGTTTTCGGTAGACCGCTGGGACGAGAAATGGACGGCGGCAGAGAAGCGCAAGGCCGTGACGGATGCCTTTTACATACATCGCCGAAAGGGAACGGTTGCCGCCATCCGGCGTGTCATTGAGGCAATGGGTTTTTCAATGTCGATCGCCGAGTGGTGGGAGGTCGCCGATCCGCGCGGCACGTTCCGCCTAACTATAGACGTGAACGACGTCGGGATCACTGACGAAATCGTCAGAGAACTGGAGCGATTGATTGGCGACGCCCGGCCGGTCAGCCGCCATATCGCCCAGTTGAATATTGCGACCGCCGTTGGCGGTTTTATCTACTCCGCCGTTGTGATGCACGACGGCGATATCGTCACTGTTTACCCGGCCGACTACGAGCCGGACGACAGCATCAAATATAACGGCGTTGCAAGCTTCAGCGGCGATTACCATTATTCCGGGGATTAAAATGTCAAATATTACTGAAAACAAAAAGTGGGTAGATAATATTTACCAGATACAGAGAAACGATGCTGTAACCGGCGGGTTATCTGGTGTAGCCAATATTCAGGCAAAACAATTGGCCGCACGCACTCAATACTTAAAGGAGTCCATCGAAGGGTTGCGCCTCGGTGAAAATCCATACCCATCAATTGAGCAGGCGCAAGCCGCCGCCGACGCAGGAACAATACCGGATGGCGCATTAATTTCGGTCAGAACCGGCAATGCCGACTATTGGTTTATCGAATGCGTTAATAATGGCGGAATTATCCAGACAACGGGGAAAACGCTATTATCCGGCGAGCTAGTTTCACGCGTTATTAACGAAATGCGAAATACATTTCAAGACTCGCCTGATTCGCTCTTTGATATCGTTTCATCGAACGGCGTCCGGCCGTTCCGCATCCGTGATAATGACGGCACTATCGAATTTGAGATGGTTGCCAAACTGGTCACCGGCAATGCAGGGTTAAATTTTGCCGGCAGTTCGGTGGATTATTTTGCGCCGCCGGGTTGGCTGTTTGTGATTTATTCCGCAAATGGCCTGGTGATTGCCGGTGTTAAAGACGACGGCACGAAAGTCGGCTGGGGTGATGGTTCCGGCGGTGGCGGCCAGTCCGGCGAGATTATTCCTGGTGATACGGCAGCCAGCTATGACGCCATCCGGCAGTATGACGGCGAGGCTACGGTCAAGGACGTTATCGGCAACCGCATTGCCGGACGCTTTGTTGTCGATGCTGGTGATACCACCTCTCCCGATGATGATGGCGGTTGCCTGGTCGATACGCTGGGTCGGCGCTGGAAGCGTGCGGCGGATTATGTCTCATTCGACATGTTCGGCGCACCGCGTATCCCCGAGTCGGTTTACCAGCAGTTTGCCAGCCTGGCCGCGCAGGGCGACCACGCCGGGGCGGCGGCGGTCATGGCTGACCAGGTGCCCGCCGATACCGCTATTCGGGCGTGCTTCGCCTTTGCTAATGCGCTCAATATCCCCGTGCGTCAGGACGCTGGCCGTTTCCTGTGGAAAAACACGGAAATCGAGGTCAAAGTCAGCGCCTTCCTGTCGGGTGCCACCATCGTGACGACCGACATTTCCGGCGTGAACCAAGACCGCTGGGGCCCTATCCCCGGCGTTGACGACAACGCCCCCGAGCCGGTGCGCATGTTCACCATTCGCGGCCGCAAGCCGGTGATTGAGCTGACGCCTGCGCAGATTAACCTGCTCAACACCACCTATGCGGGCTACCTGCGCGCGGGCAGCTGTCAGTTGCCCATGCCTGAGCTGTACCGCTATCGCGGCGGGCAGTTGTTCATGCGTTCCAGCGCCGTCGAGTATTACCGCAGCGGCAGTACCACCAACCCGCGTGCCAAAGTGCTGTATCGCGACTTTGCCCGCCTTGGCAAGAACGGCGCTCTGACCGATATGCTGGTGAAAGACATCCCGGCAGGTACAGTGACCTACGCCAAAATCGTGCAGAAGGAGGATTCTTACCTGACGTTCGAGCCGCCATTCTTCCACGAATCGGGCAACAGTCGCCGTTTTGTCAATATCGAGGTGTACCGGCCGCAGACCATCATCGGCAAGATGGTGCTGCGCACCGACGCCTACGGCGAGGCAGCGGCTTGGGTGAAAATCTCCGCGCATGAAACGTTCGACGTGGAATTCCAGGGCGGACAGTGTGAAGCGTCGTTCGGCTACTCTGGGGCGTATGTGGTCTCTTACCGCGACTGCATCAACATGGTCATGCACGATTTCACTGGTCTTTACGGCTGGGGCGTGAACGGCCATCACGGCACGAAGAAGATGCATTTTGAGCGCTGCGTGTTCAACCGCATTGATTGGCACTCCTTTGGTTACGACATCAGCGGCCACGACCTGGAATTTAAAGGACTGGGTATCAACATGCAGGGCGGCGGCACCTGGGATTTCCGTAATATCTCGGTGATTGTGCCGGTCGGCGATACCGCTGGCCGTGGCGAGCCGATGCAAAACTGGTTCGTCGAGCTGCGCGGTGATTATGCCAGCGACTGTTACGGTTCGCTGTCTATCGACGGGCTGACCATCAAGTTCGACGTGACCAACCCGGCCAACCTCGGTGCGTCTGTTCGTTCCTACGAAGTGGTGCGCCTGGTTGGCGTGGATGGTACCAACGCCCGCCACGATACCCGCACACCGAACCGCATCGACCTGCGCAACGTGACGGTAGACCTGCAAGGCTCGACAGCGTTCGCCGCTGACCCCAACCGGTTTGTCTTTGCTGCCGTGCGCACCGTGCGCAGCGAAAAGACCGACCACACGGTGACCGGCTATAAAACGCTGCTGCCTGAGTTTATTCGGGTGGAGGGCATGACCGCCATCAACGTGCCGGTCGATAAAAATGCCTGGATGTGCGGGCTGATGACCAGTAACGACATGCACAAAAACACTCTGGGTTCGCGAGTGAAGAAGCGCGCTGATGGCACCAACGCCGATGTGGTGCTGCGCGATATTCGCAGCGTGGTCAACAATCCGGTCAGTGACGGCAGCAGCAACAACACGGTGGCGATGGCGGGGACGGCGTCATGGTGGACAGCGGAATACCTGAACTCAGATTATTCGTGGATACCGCGCATTGTCATTGATAACTGCGCCCCCGCCATGATTGATATTACCGGCAGCCTGGCCGTGGTGGATATTCGAGGCGGTTGTGTGGCTCGCCTGCAAAACGGTAACACGCAAAGCCGGGTGCGCATCAACGGTGCCGATATTCAGCTTATCCCTGACGCCAGCGGCAACACGGCCTTTGACAGCGAGAGCAGCGTCGCCATCGGTAGCACCTGGCTGAACCCCGCCAATGCGGCGGTCTATTCCGGTACCCTGCGCGGGGCCGCAAACGAAAACCGGGGCGATGTCAGCAACGCACCGAACATCCCTTCATCTGTATTTATCTGAGGTCAACACTATGAGCGGCGTGCGCATTTTTTGTAACTCCTACATCCCGGTTGAAAATTGGGATCATGAATTTGTGGTAGTCAACTCCCGCCTGGTCAGCGAAAACTCGCTACCGGCGCTGGTGTCGTTTGACCTGCTGAACCCACTGGACAACAGCGGCAACGGCCACAAGGTCACCAAAGCCGGCGGCATCATCAAGCCCCATGGGCTTGACTTCAACCGCGCTAACGGCGGCTCCACAACCGACTTTATCGCCAACAAAGACAGCATTTCGGTGCTGTGCGCGGTCAAAGTTAACGGTACTGATGCCTATAACACCTTCCTTGACTCGCGCACCATCAACAGCAGCACATCGAGCGGGTTTGCGGTGGACTTCTCAAGCGCCACGCAAAAGCTGCGTCTGAACCTGACCTACCCGTCAGGGGCTAACGAAGTGGTGCAGTTCCCGACGTTCGTCGCCGGTGAGTGGAATATTCTGTGCTTCACGCTGTCGCCGACGGTCATTCGTGGCGAGAATCACCTGGGCGAAATCATCACCAAAGACTTTTCCAGCCCTATCAACGTCGGACAATGGGCCAGCCCGCTGCTGCTGGGCAAATCAGTGACCAACGGCACATGCGATGGTTCGGTGGGGTTTGTGGCGGTTTATGACGGCTACTGGACGCCGGAGCAGCGCAAGGCCGTGATTAAAACTGGCATTGACGTAATGGCATCACGAGAGGGCTGAATATGGCCAACAATGCGTTTTATGTCATCACGACAAGCAAGGGCAATGAGAAAATAGCGCAGGCCGCAGTAACGGATAAGCCTGTCGCAATTTCTCAGATGGCTGTCGGGGATGGCGATGGCCACGTGCCAAAGCCAACACCAGGGTGGGATGGGTTAATTCACGAGGTCTACCGCGGAAAGCTGAACAAGCTGGTCATTGCCGACAATAATGCCAGTGTCATCGAAGCTGAATTGATAATGCCGCCGCAGATCGGCGGCTTCTGGCTGCGTGAGCTGGCGCTTTACGCCGATGATGGCGAATGCATCGCCGTCGGCAACATGCCGGAAACCTACAAGCCATTGCTGGCAGAAGGTTCGGGGCGTTTCCAGATAATCAGGATGCAGCTGAAAGTCAGCAGCACGGCCGACGTGGAGCTGATTGCCGATCCGTCGGTGATTTTGGCAACCGCCGAGGACGTCAAGGGCGCGGAAGATGCGGCCAAGGACTACACGGACGAAGCGATCGGCGAGCTGGGCGAAAGCGTAAACAAGGCGATCGCCGCCGCAGTAAAAGCTGCAATCCGTGACGCCTGGGAACAAGACAACCCCGTCGGCTCGTCGCGCCTGTTCAACCAGAACGTAAACCCAAACGAGCGCTGGCCGTGGTCAACATGGGAGTACGCCGGCGAACACCTGACAATAAGAACGGCGAAGGAGGACGGTTCAGACGTCGGCACCCTTGGCGGTAGCGATGAGGTTAATATCACGCGCGCCAACCTGCCGCAGTCTGTACTGAATGTGTCGGGAAGCACAGGCGAGCAAGGGGCGCAGACGCTGCAAACAACCCAGGCAGGTAGACACCGACATCAAGGCGGAATGTCAGCGCCCGGCGAGGCGTGGGATGACGATTATATTGTCGGCTCAGACAACGACAACCACAGAACGCGCAACTACACCAGCGAGGCTGAAGACCACATTCACGAAGTCACTGTACCGGCGCACGCTCACACCGTTTGGGCGCAAACCGAAGCACTCGGGCAAGGCCAAGCGATCAGCGTCGTCGAGCGCCACAAGCTGCAAATGCTGTGGCACCGCGTGGCATAAGCCCCTTAACGGGGCTTTATTTTTTTCTGCAGTACAGCCATCATTGACTGTGCCGGCCATACCGGCAAACATAGACATCCCAAGCAGTATCAATGGCCATTGTGCCAGCTACCACACAAAGCCCACCGCATGCATTAACCGCGCACCGCCGCCACCATAGGGGAACACCGTTACAGGAGATCCGCCTAATGGCTCAAGACTATCACCACGGCGTGCGCGTGCAGGAAATCAACGAAGGCACCCGCACCATCACCACTGTCAGCACTGCCATCGTCGGTATGGTCTGTACCGGTGACGACGCCGACGCAAAAGCATTCCCGTTAAACACCCCAGTGTTAATTACCGACGTCCTGGCCGCCAGCGGCAAGGCCGGCGAAACCGGCACCCTCGCCCGCTCGCTGGATGCCATCGCCGATCAGGCCAAGCCCGTCACTGTCGTGGTGCGTGTCGCCCAGGGAGAAACAGAAGCCGAGACGACAACCAATATCATCGGCGGCGTGACCACCGAGGGCAAGAAAACCGGTATGAAAGCCTTGTTGGCCGCACAAAGCCAGCTTGGCGTTAAGCCCCGCATTTTGGGGGTGCCGGGCCACGATAACGAGGCGGTTGCCTCCGAATTACTGGCCGTGGCGCAAAGCCTCCGCGCCTTCGCCTACCTCAGCGCCTATGGCTGCAAGACGGTATCCGAGGCGCTCGACTACCGCAAAAACTTCAGCCAGCGCGAAGCGATGCTGATTTGGCCGGATTTCCTGAGTTGGGATACCACGACCAATGCATCCGCGACCGCGTTTGCAACTGCCCGCGCGCTGGGGCTGCGCGCCAAGCTGGATCAGCAGGTCGGCTGGCACAAAACCCTGTCCAACGTCGGCGTTAACGGCGTGACCGGCATCAATGCCGACGTCTATTGGGATTTGCAGGATACGGCCACCGATGCAAACTTGCTGAACCAAAACGACGTCACCACGCTGATCCGCAAAGACGGATTCCGCTTCTGGGGATCGCGTACCTGCTCCGATGATCCGCTGTTCCAGTTTGAAAACTACACCCGCACCGCGCAAGTGCTGGCCGACACGATGGCAGAAGCGCAAATGTGGGCCGTAGATCTACCGTTAACCCCATCGCTTGCAAGAGACCTTTCTGAGGCTATCAACGCTAAGTTACGCGATTTAAAAACAGGTGGTTATCTGATTGATGGCAATTGCTGGATTGATGACGCCGTCAATACCAAGGACACCCTGAAAGCCGGCGGATTGGCACTAGATTACGACTATACGCCTACGCCGCCGCTCGAAAACCTGAAGCTGCGCCAGCGTATTACCGACAAATATCTGATGAACTTCAATCAGAACGTGAACAGTTAAGGGGGACGCGATGGCCTTACCACGCAAACTGAAGTACCTGAATCTGTTCAATGACGCCAACAGCTACCAGGGCGTTATTGAAGAAATCACCCTGCCGAAGCTGACGCGAAAGCTTGAAGCATTCCGGGGCGGCGGCATGAACGGCAGCGCCAGCGTTGATCTGGGGCTGGATGATGGCGCACTTGACGCCGAGATCACTCTTGGCGGCATTGAGGCGCAGATTTACAAGCAATGGGGCATCGCCAAAGTTGACGGCGTACTCCTGCGCTTTGCCGGCTCATTCCAGCGTGACGACACCGCCGAGATCATTGCCGTCGAAGTGGTCATGCGCGGGCGTTTCTCCGAGTTTGATCATGGCAACTATAAGCAGGGCGACAACACGCAGACCAAGCTGAGCGCCAAAAACACCTATTTCAAGCTGACATGGGACGGCAGCGTCCTGATGGAAATCGACACCGTGAACATGGTCGAGATCATTGATGGCGTTGACCGCCTGGCGGAGCACCGCCGCGCCATCGGCTTGTAATCGCCTGCTGACAGGTATTTCATGCGGCCCGCAGGGGCCGCCTAAACAGCACCAATCATTAGGATAACGTGATGAAAGAAAAACAGACGACAGACGGCGCAGAACTGACGACCAACCAGCCGATCACCCTTGACGTTCCGATCGTGCGCGGCACTACGCAGATCACCGAAGTGACCGTCAACAAGCCGAATTCCGGCGCGCTGCGCGGCACCCGTTTGCAGGCGCTGATCGAAACCGACGTTGATTCCCTGATCAGGGTATTGCCGCGCATCACCACGCCGAACCTGACGGCGGCCGAGGTTGCCAACCTCGATCCGGCTGACCTTTATCAGCTGTCGCAAGCTGTGGCGATTTTTTTCTTACCGAATTCGGTCAGGTCAGATTTCCTGAACAGCTGACAGTAGAAGATCTGACGGCGGATATTGCCGCCGTCTTCCATTGGCCGCCGACCGTCACCGACTCAATGCCGCTGGCCGAGCTGCTGGAGTGGCGGCATAAAGCCATAATCCGCAGTGGGGCAAGTGATGAGTGACAAAAACCTCCGATTGCAGGTTTTACTGAGCGCGGTCGATAAAGTCACCCGCCCGTTTAAATCCATGCAGGCCAGCAATAAAGCGCTGGCCGCTTCTGTTAAAGCCACCAAAGACCAATTAAAACAGCTGGATAATCAGGCTGGGAAAATTGACGGTTTCCGCAAGACAAAAGCCCAGGTAGCCGCCGCCGCGCAGGCGCTAAGCACTGCACGCGATAGAGCGCGCAGCCTGGCTATCGCCATGAAATCAACGGAAACCCCAACGGCCAAGCAGGCGCGCCAATTTCAGAAGGCCAGGGAGGAAGCGGCCCGCCTTCAGCAAAAATATTCCGATCTTCGGCTGTCACTGCAAAACCAGCGCACCGCACTGAAAAACAGCGGCACGGCGACTAACCGACTTGGTGAGGCCCAGCGATCGCTGCGCGCCAATATCAGCGGGACAACCGGCGCACTTGCAGCACAGCAGCGAAGACTGGAGCAGCAGGCCCAGCAGCAAAAACGGCTGAATGCTGCGCGCCATCAATTCGACGAGAGTAATCAGCGAAAAGTCATGGCTGCCGGGATGGGTTATACCTCGATGGCCACCGGGCGCGCGATGGGTCGCGGGCTGGCAAATGCCTTGCACGTCGGTTATGACTTTGACGCGATGATGAGCAAAACACAGGCTGTAACGCGCATCCCGTCCAAGTCAGATCCAGCAATGATGGCCATGCGCCATCAGGCGAGAACCCTGCCGCTATCGTCAAAATTTACCGATCTCCAGGTTGCCGAGGGGCAATACTTCCTCGGGAGGACGGGTTATTCACCGCAGCAGGTATTAAAAGCCATGCCGGGGATGCTGAATCTGGCATCGGCCGGCGACATTGACCTGGGCACGACAGCCGATATTGCGTCAAACATTCAAACCGCGATGGGGATCCCGGCGGAAAAAATGGACAGAGTGGCGGACGTGCTTACCGCGCTGTTCACACGGAACAACGTTGATATTCCGATGTTGGGCGAGTCATTGAAATATTCCGCCGGCGTCGGCCGCGAATATGGGCAAAGCCTGGAAACCGTTTCAGCCGCCACGGCGATCATGGGGAACGCGGGCATTCAAGGTAGCCAAGCTGGTACAGCAATGCGCGCTATTCTCAGCAGAATTGGCAACAGCCCCACCGTCAGAAAACTAGGCGTCGAAACCAAAGACAAAGACGGCAATATGCGCGACCTGGTCGATATTTTGAAAGATATCGACAAGAAGACGTCAAAAATGGGGAACGTCGATCGCGGTAAGATTTTCAAAGATATTGCCGGCATGTATGCGGTCACTGGATTCGGTGAGTTGATGCGTGCGGTATCAGATGGAAAGCTGCAAAAAATGCGCGGCGCGCCGGGTGAGTATGATGGCGAGGCCGCGCGCGTCTCCGGCACCATGCTGGATAACATGAAAGGCGACATGACGATGCTGCATGCCGCCCTGGAAAATATCAGCGTTGAACTGTTTGAAAAAAACGACGCCTGGCTACGAAAAACGGCCAAAGGCATCAGCAACGTTTTGCACGGCGTTGCTGAGTTTTTAAAAGCGCACCCCAACATAAGCGCCGCCATTGTTAAGATAGGGGCAGCAGCCGCTATTGCAACGACCGTTTTCGGTACGCTGGCGATCGCCGTAGTCGGGCTGCTCGGCCCGTTTGCCCTGCTCCGGTTCAGCACCCGCATGTTAGGTATTCGCCTACTGCCTAACCTCTCACTCAGCATGCTGAAATTCGCCAGTACGACGCCTATCACTAAAAAGCAAGTCGGGAGCTTCAGCCGCTCATTACTTGAAGCAGGGAAAAGCGCGCTGATATTCTCCAAGCAAGGGTTAGGGAACGCCAGCCGCGCAGTGATGACATTTGCATCATCACCACTACAGACAGCCGCCAAGGGGATGAAAGGAGTTGGGCGCGTATTTACCTGGCTGGCAACCTCACCACTGAGATTCCTCCGCTTCGCCCTCGGCGGCTTGGCGAGTATGTTCGGCATTCTACTCAGCCCGCTGGGTCTGATTGCGGCCGCGATCGTCGGCGCTGGTGTGCTGATTTACAAATACTGGAAGCCTATCAAGGCGTTTCTCGGCGGTGTTGTCGAAGGATTCAAAAGCGCCGCCGCACCGATCAAAGACGCTTTTGCACCATTGATGCCAGTATTCAACTGGATAGGCGACAAGGTTAAAGCGTTGTGGGGCTGGTTCACAGATTTGCTGACGCCGGTAAAATCGACAAAAGACAATTTGGAAAGCGCGGCATCGGCCGGGAAGACCTTCGGCGAATTTCTGGCGGCAGGCATTGAGCTGGCGCTAACCCCACTGAAACTGCTGACGGACTCAATCAAGTGGGTGCTGGATAAGCTGGACGAAATCAAGGTACGGTCGGCAGAAACGCGCAAACTGGCGCAAGAAAACCCGACCGTTGCCGATGCAGCCCGCCGCGCCGGCGTAACATTGACGCCGGCACCGCAAGGCAATTCCGCCGACGCCATCCGCCGGCGATATACCGGTGAACATGATAACGGCGGCCATATCCCGCTGGGCAAATTCGGCATCGTCGGCGAGTACGGCCCGGAGATCGTCAGCGGGCCGGCAAACGTCACCAGCCGCCGAAACACCGCGGCAATGGCCGCAATCGCCGCCCTGTTCATGAATGGCGCAACAGCAGCGGACGCCCCGCTACACCCGCACAGCCTGGCCGGGAACCAATACCGCTCCGCCGGTAGCGCATCATATCAGCGTACCAATGCGCCAACTGTCGAGATCTACGCGCCGATAACCATCAATCCGCAGCCAGGACAAAGCGCGTTAGATATCGCGCGGGAAGTCGCCAGACAACTTGACGCGAGAGAGCGGCAGGCGCGTGCCAAGGTGAACAGCAGTTACAACGATTTCGAGTGAGGATGATCATTATGATGATGGCATTAGGCATGTTCGTGTTCATGCTGCAAACCGTCCCATACCAGGAATTTCAGCACCAAATGTCATGGCGACACCCAACAAACAGCCGCGTCGGGCTTCGGCCACAAAGTCAGTTTTTGGGGCCGGACGATGAAACGATCACACTGAGCGGCGTCCTATTGCCGGAACTGACCGGCGGCCGAGTGTCGCTAATGGCGATACAGCTGATGGCGGAAACAGGCAAGGCGTGGTCGCTTATCGAAGGCAGTGGCGCGATTCATGGCATGTTCGTGATCGAGAGCCTGACCCGAAACAAAACCGTTTTCTTTCAGGACGGATCCGCCAGGCGCATTGAGTTTACCATCACGTTGAAGCGCACGGATGAAGGGTTAAAAGACATGTTCGGCGATTTATCCCAGCAATTTGAAGACCTCGCCACTCAGGTATCTGACACCGTCGGAGGGCTTTTATCATGAGCCTGCTCGATACCCTGGACAAGATCGGCGGCAGCAATACGCCGGCCTATACGTTGAAGATTGACGGCGTCGATATTACCGGGAAGGTGAGCGAAAAACTGCTTGGCTTGACCCTGACCGATAACCGGGGCTTTGAGGCTGACCAGCTTGAGATCGAACTTGACGACAGTGACGGTAGCCTGATGCTACCCCGTCGCGGCGTCAGCATCGCCGTAGCTCTCGGCTGGAAAGATACCGGCACGATCGACAAAGGGCTGTTCGTGGTGGATGAAATCGGGCATTCCGGCGCGCCGGATAAGTTGACGATCACGGCACGCAGCGCTGATTTTCGACAAACGTTAAACGTGCAGCGCGACAACTCATATCACAAGAAAACCCTGGGCGATATCGTGAAAACCGTCGCAACCCGCAACAAGCTAACGCCGGTCATCAATAAAAATATGGCTGATATCGCCATTCCTCACATCGACCAGACAAACGAGTCGGACGGGAGTTTCATCACCCGCATAGCGAAAGAAAATGGCGCTGTGGCCGCTGTTAAGAACGGTAATCTGCTGTTCTTCAAGCAGGGGCAAAATCAGACCGTCAACGGCAAACAGATCCCAGAAATGCTAATCAATCGCCAGTCAGGCGACAGTCATCAATTCACGTTGACCGATCGCGGGGCATATACGGGCGTCGTAGCCAACTGGTTAAACACCCGCGCCGCGAAAAGCGAGCCGGTCAAGGTCAAGCGCCGCCGCAAGAAAAAGCCAATGGTTGAGGAAGAAAAACAGGGTGAATACTTGGTCGGCAGCGATGAAAACGTCCTGGTGTTACGCCATACCTACGCGACAAAATACAACGCCCAGCGCGCGGCAAAGGCCAACTGGGAACGGATACAGCGCGGCGTCGCCACTTTCTCGATCCAGCTGGCGCGCGGACGTGCAGAGCTTTACCCGGAGGCCCCCGTCACGGTCAAAGGCTTTAAGCGTGAGATCGACGAAGCAAAGTGGACGCTGGTCACAGTAACGCACAGTTTGAACGGCAGCGGGTTTACGACATCGCTGGATCTTGAGGTAAAAATCGACGAACTGGAAATGGAATAATGCAAACGGCCAGTATTTGTGCATAATTATCAGCAATACTGGCCTTAGCCGGGAACATGACGGAGAACCCCGCCATGATGCATTGTCCTGAATGCGGCCAAGCCGCACACACCAGATCATCCAGCTACATCACCAATACGACCAAAGAGCGCTACAACCAGTGCACAAACATCAATTGTGGATGCACGTTCGTCAGCCATGAAACCTTTACACGCGTCATTTCAAAACCGCATAACGTTAATCCGGTTCCCCCTCACCCACAAAGCGGCGGCCAAGCTTCGCTGATTTTTGGATAGCTACAAAGAAAAACGCCCGCGATTGCGGGCGTTATTTTTGCATAGAGAAAATCTGCGCTGCCATCGCGCTGCCATTTTGCTGCCATTCAGTGATTTTCAGGCACAAAAAAACCGCCTCTCGGCGGTTACGACATTACTACTTATTGCTTTGATTATTCGGTATTTTCGTTCCCTGGTACCCGGGGCGGGACTTGAACCCGCACAGCCATAAGCCGAGGGATTTTAAATCCCTTGTGTCTACCGATTTCACCACCCGGGCTCGGGAAAGTTGGAGGCGCGTTCCGGAGTCGAACCGGACTGGACGGATTTGCAATCCGCTACATAACCGCTTTGTTAACGCGCCTTTATTCTGTTTGCCTTTTCAGGCCAAAGCCGGTGATTCACCCACTTCGTTTTGTTCTTTTGGTTGGCGATGTTGAAATCGCTTATCCTAATCATCTGATTCTTAAGTAATTTATTTCGTTACCGCCGAATCGATGGACTGCATTATGGACTAAACCCCCCACCTTGGCAACCCCCCGAAATAGCAAAAAGTTCTCTAACGCTTTCAACTGCTTATTTTGTGGGCGCAATGTTCACAATGCCGACGGAAAGGCAAGCGGAATGTTGATTTTATATGCGTCGGCTCGGGAATTCACGGGCAAATCGGATCTTTTTTTCTCTACAGGAATCGCTTACCTCCCCCTCTCCGGCTTTTCACCTGCTTATGATGATGGGATATCATGCAAAACATCATCATGGGGACATCGCGCAATCTCCAGCGCCGCAGCCCTGAACGGCCAACGCAACTGCAGAGCTGGGGACTTACGCCAGGTTGTCCAACGCACGATGGGTCGGCATCAATCCCCCTGCAGAGCACCGGCACGATGTCCAATCAAATGTGCCTGTTTTCGCCGTTCAACGGGGGCATCCTACGGTATGAAAACGACTGGAGATATAGGGACATATGAAGTTGTTCTATCACTCTACCGTGCCAGCTCAATGCCCTGACAGCAGCGTTACTGATTGGGTGCAGCTTGGCTTATCATTCGATGACAAGCTTGCCCACTTAGAAGGACGGAGGGTCTGCTGAGTTAGTGCAAGTTACTTTTTAAGTATGCCCAGTGGAAAAGCTGTAGAACCAGTCGCAGAGCCCCTTAAATGCCCAAAGATTGATTCAGGCTAAGGATCGAAGCTCCATTGGACACGGCCTCCCCCGACGAACTGTCGCCTGACGGCTACTTATATGTATGCGCTGCTTTAGTAAAACAAGCGTGGTTCGGGAGAGGCTAGCAAGCTGGCCAGCGTGGTTAACGCAAACTTCAGTTCGGCGCGACTCGGTGACATCAAGGCAATTCGCACGCCATTAGAGGCGATAGTACGCTGTGCTAGGAACTGGCTGCCGCTAACGACCATTACCCCATGAGCACGGGCCAAGTTGGCAAACTCATCGCAAGTCCATGGTTCGGGCAATTCCAACCAAACGTGGAAGCTGTTGGGCTGGCTGCAAATTCGATAACTGCCAAGAACTTCCTTGACCAGTCTCTGCCGTGCAGCGGCCTCATCTTGCTGCGCTTTGACTAATCGCTCACCCATACCGCTGCAGATCACGTTGCTGGCCAACTGTGCCATCATCGGCGAAGGCATCCATACGCTGCTACGGACCATGGATGACAAGCGTGAGAGAGTCTCAGGAGGCGCGTACAGGTAGCCAATACGTAACGCGGGAAGAATGCTCTTTGAAAGGCTCGTCAAATAGATGGATCGCTCAGGTGCATAGGCCGAAATCGGTTTACTCGCTGGCTGGACCTCCAGAAAACCGTAAATATCATCGTCAATAATGAATACATCATGCTCGCGGGCAATCTGCGCGATTGCCTCGCGACGCTCCGGGGGCATGATTGAATTAGTTGGATTTTGGTGGGTGGTTACGCAAATTAGTAACGCTGGGCGGTGCTCAACGCAAGCGGCGCGGAAGGCCTCAGGGAGTAGCCCGAATTCATCTATCTGTACGCCCTGCAGTCGCCGATCGAGGCTATGAGCAAGAGAGATGATTCCAGGATAGCAATGCTCTTCGCACAAAATCACATCATTGGTTTTCGATAGGCTACTGATCGCCACTAGCAAGCCATGCTGCGCTCCGGAAGTGAGGACGATCTGCTGCCACGTTGCATCTGGCAGACTGCGTTGCACCCAACGAGCCCCCGCTTGCTTGTGTACTGCGTGCCCACCATCGCTGGTGTAGTCCATCACACGGCCCAAATCCGCTGAGTGCGCGAGTTCAATAATTGACTGCCGCAACCAACCGTCTATGTCGGCGTCACTAGGCTTAATTATTGAAAGATCAATCTGTGCATTGTCTTCGGGGGAGCGCTCGCCTATCGCGCGTGGCGCAGCCTTGGTTTGGGCAGGCAGGACAAAGGTCCCGCGACCGACCTCACCGATCACTAGCCCACGTTTGGCCGCTTCGTCATAGGCACGGCCAATGGTCCCAGGAGTGACTTTCAAAGTTCCAGCGAGATCCTTGAGCGTTGGCAGCCGCTCGTCAGGCTGCAGGCGCCCGGAATTGATGTCCTGCTCCAGGGCATCGGCAATCATCAGGTAAACCGGTTTCTCATGATCGCTGTATTGAGGGACCCACATAGGTAAAGCACCAGATATCTTCAT